CTGGTCAGGTGCGATAGCAAATGACGAGACACCTAAATTCACAAAAAGTAATTGTGTTATAGAAGTTATCTATGATGAAAACATGGAGAACGAAGTCAGTAGAAAGGTAATATGTAGAGACGGTGTTGTAGGTCCTACTTACTGGCAACTATTCGCTCAATTTTACTACGGTCAGGAGAATGTGCCACCCTATTGTAGAAAAGTTGAAGGCGGTCTTATACCTGATACGGTATGTTTAACAAACGCAGGCACATGGGAGAAACAATGATTAAATTAATTTTTGGTATGATAATAGGTGGTTTTATTGTCTACCATAATCCAAATGTTGGTTATGATATTTGGTACAACTCAATAGAGTTTATAAGAGAGGTGATAAAATAATGATTAAAAAATATATAATGTTAATCTTATTAGCAGTATTAGTATCAGCATGTTCTAAAACTGTAAAGATAGACCATGAAGGTCAAACGAAGTCAGGCATGCTAGAAGAAGTACCTAAGTGGTTCGTTGAGAAAGAAGGTAAAAAAGGTTTCTTAAATAAGAAAGATCAATTTTATCTTTATGGTGTAGGTGTGGCGACAAGTCCAGATTTACAACTTGCAATGGACAAAGCAACTATGATTGCTAAGGCGGACTTAGCAGATGTAATGCATGGCGAAATGAACAAGAACGCCAATGTATTCATACAAGAAATAGGTGCTGAGGGTAACAAAGTAGTTAACTCAAAAGCAGAGTCCACTATTGTGAATATGATTAAGCAAACTAAAGTACAAGGGTATGAACAATGGAAGATTGCAGTATCTATTACTGGTGATAACGAGTATAGAGTGTACATGGGTCTTCAATTACCTTTAGGTGAACTTAATAAACTTGCTGAACTAATTAAAGAAGAGGCAGCAAAACAAATTGTTATAAATAGTGATGTGGCAAGCAATGCTAACGAAGCGGTTGAAAGCTTGACAAATATAGCAACGGAGTAATTATGTATAAAGTATTTTCAAAGGACAATTGCGTTTACTGTACCAAAGCAAAAACGTTATTAAGTAATTTGAAGTTACCTTACGAAGAGCACAAACTGTCACCAACATTCACGCCTGATAAAATGTTTGAAATGATTGGTAAACAAGTAAGGTCTATGCCTCAAATTATGTACAATGATAACTTGATTGGTGGGTATACGGATTTACGAGAACACTTGATAAACGAAGGGAAAATCAATTTTGAAGGTAATCCAACGGAATAAAGATTGGTGTACCAACCCAGGACGGACAAAACCAAAGAGAGTGATATCATATGACAGCGAAAATTCTATCGTTTCCTGAAGGAAAAATTTTACCTCATCTTACACGAAAACAAAAGGAAAGAGTAGAGGAAAGAATTGCAAGGGAACAGACACAGAAATATGCCAATGCAGTTGCTGACGAGATTGTAATAGGTCTTATACAACAATTGCAACACGAAGGTTTGAACATAGGTAAACCTGACCCTAAAGTAGGCAATAGAACCTTTTTAGATTTAGGTATCTTTATGGAAGCATTTAAAGGTATGTTGTATAGAGAACTAAACTTACAACACCCTTTCCATGACATAACAGATAATCTTATGTACAAACAAAAAGATAAGAAAACAGGTCGTACTTTTTCTGTGATTGATTACAATGGTAAAAAGATTGTAGATAGAGAAGATGAAAATGAAGTAGAGTTTGAAGGAGTTGATTTAGAGAATGATCCTAATAGATTACAGCCAGATAGCGATAAGTAATATTGCTGTACAATTAGCAATGAGTAAAGACAAGATGACCTTGTCAATACCTATTGTTAGACACATGATACTAAACTCAATAAGAGGATTAGTACATAGATTTAAACAAGACTATCCAGGAGAAATTGTGATCGCTGTAGACGGTCCTAGTCCTTGGCGTAGAGATATCTTTCCACATTACAAAGCAAAGCGTAGAGAAGGTAGAGACGAGAGCGCTACTGATTGGGAAAGTGTATTTGGTCTATTACATATTATCAAAGAAGAAATAAGAGATAACTTTCCTTACAAAGTTGTACAATTAGATAATGTAGAAGCAGATGATATTATTGCTGTGATATGTAAGAAACAACAAAAAGAAAAAATTTTAATTATATCAGGTGACAAAGACTTTCAACAGTTACAAAAATATCCTAATGTAAAACAATATTCACCTATTCAGAAAAAATTTATAGAGACAGAAGCACCACAAGAATATATCTTTGAACATATATTACGAGGTGATGTATCAGACGGCATACCAAACTTTTTATCACCAGACGATACATTCATCAATAAGATAAAACAGAAACCTATCTTAAAGAAAAAACTACAATACTGGATTGATAGTCTAATGAAAGGTAATGATCCACAAGATTTCTGTAATGAATATCACTATAGAAATTATCAGCGTAACCAGAGACTTATAGACTTTGATTATATTCCAGACGACATGGAAGAAAGTATATATAGTACATATGAAAATACAAAGGCACAATCTAAAACAAAGATATTGCCTTACTTAATTAATAATGACTTGAAAGAGTTAATTGGAAAAATAGAGGAGTTTTAAATGGCGATTAATGATGACACATATGCTTTATCATTCCACGAAATCTTAACAAAGGTTAATAATGCAAAAGATAAACCTAAGAAGATTGAAGTGTTGAAAAAGTATGACACAAACGAACTAAGGCAGTTAATGAAAGCTGCGTTTGATCCTAAACTAGAATGGTTATTACCAGAAGGTAAAGTACCATATAGACCTAACGAAGCACCAATAGGCACAGAGCATAACTGGTTGAAAAGAGAAGTAAGAAAATGCTTTCACTTTTTAAAAGGTGGTAATCCACAACTAACACAAATGAAGCGTGAGAATATGTTTATACAAATGTTAGAGGGTTTATGCCAAGAAGAAGCAGAGTTGCTTATCAATATCAAAAACAAAGAACTGAATAAACACTATAAAGGACTAACAGCAAATCTAGTAAAAGAAGCGTTCAATTGGGACGATAATTTTATGAGAATTAACAATTAGTGCGACATCCTGACACACCTTTTATTTAGAAAGTGTTGAAAAATAAAGGTTTTTTTATTCATTTTGCTGTTGACTTTTCTGGTCAAATATGTTAAATTATATGCATATTAACAAAAAACGAAAGGTTATATTATGAGTAAAGTTAAAAACATGGCGTGGGATAACGCTGAAACACAATCAGATAAAATTATCAACGAGTATTGTGTTGGTAGTATTGACATTGATACTGCTAAGAAACAACTATCTAATGTTGACAATATTGCATTATGTGGTATTGATGAACATAATGTTGACGAGGTCCTTGACCTTGCCAAAGAAGAATACGGATCTAAGTTACTTTATAAGATGGAGTATTTAAGATAGTGCCAAGAAAAAAGATAGAAAGATTATCAGAAAATTTTAACGGTGCAAGACCGTATTACCCTACACTCACAGACGCTGAGTTGTGGTTTGATATACTAAATAATATTATCTTTAAAAGAAAACTACCTGCCTTTGATAGTATTGCTATCAGAAGGTTAAGAGGTGCAGTTGGTCAAGTGATATTTAATGACCAACAAGAAAAGCGAAAAAAGAAACCTAGAGAATGTCACCTTGAATTGCATTATATTATGAAAGACTTTAAAACATTTCTTACCGTCTTAGGACATGAAATGGTACACTTGTGGCAATATCATATGTTAGAAGATAACAGTTGTAATCATAATATAGATTTTTATAAATGGCGTAGAGTATTTGGCGCCAATGGTTTAAAGTTGACACTAACAATTGATAATGATACAACTACTATTGACTAAGGAGGTCTTATGAGAATATTCTCAACTATATTAATATTAATGGCAGGTGCTATTATATGGCATGCCATTGCGAAAGAGCAACCATGCACAGATGACGGTTGTCCAGAATTTTTAGAAAGTGAATTTACAAAAGCAACTTATGTAGAACCTTTAGAAATAGAGGAGTTTAGTCCTTATATTCTACCAGTTGTTCTTACAGAAAGCAAAGATCAATTTGTATATTCATTAAGTCAATGTATAGATAAAATATACGAAACAACTCCCAAAGAAAAACAAATACCAAAAGAATTAATTATTGCACAAGCAGCGATTGAGACAGGTTGGGGTAAAAGTAGATTTGCCAATGAGGGTAATAATCTATTTGGTATCAGAACCTATAACAAAGATGATGAGTGGTTACTACCTATCACATGGGACCAGACTAAGTGGATTGGTTGGGGTGTCAAAGTCTATGAGAATAGATGTGATAGTGTAAAAGATTATGTAAGGATCCTGAACGAAGTTTTTGCTTACGAAGCATTTAGAGAAGCAAGAGCAAACGGTGAGACAGATAGTATCATATTAGCAGATCATTTAACAAAGTATGCTAGTAAGAAAAACTATACAGATATTATTAAGAGTGTGATTAAGAACAATATAAGAGGCGTATATGACCTTAACACCTAAAGAA